GGCTGAGCTTCATATCCCTTTACCGCCTCAAAAATTGGCGAAATAACTTCAGTTCGGTTTTTGTCTAGAATTTCATTATTTGCGAGCTTAAATTCACTTTCGCCCTGTTGCGCAACTTTTTCATTATCTTTCACAAAAATATTGTCTTCTTGCGGTGTTCTGGCAAGCGTTAATGTGTTTATTGGCACATTTTTTGGCTTAAATTTTAAACTTTTTAGTTCAGAATAAGTTATTCGGTCAATTTTTGCACGCTTAATTGGTTCAAATCTTAAAGCAGAATTTCGCACGATCGCAGTCGTTGCAGTCGCTCCACAAACCTCATCGAGAATACTTCGAAAAGTGGTTTTATTGATTTTTTCCCACAAATCTTTTGAAATTGTAAAATTCGCGTTCGGTAATCTTTCAAAATCCGCTCGTTTGAATTCAAGATTGAACTTATTTGTAATTTGAACCACTAAATCTGTCAGAGAAGCAGGAAAATTTAAACTTCCAGCTGAATATTCTTGAGTTGAAAGCTCTGCTATAAAATCAAAACCTTTAATTGTTGTGGTGTTTTTCTCAAGATTTACTGAGCTTTCCGAAATTCGAAAACTGCCAAGATTTATTTTCTCAAAAGTATTATTTTGAAAATTAGTTTTAACTTCAATTTCAACCTGAACGACCTGATTAATTAGATTCTTCGAAACACCCAAAATTACGGCCGAAAATCCACTCATTGAGCTTAAAAATGGTGCTCCTGTTCGTTCGATCGAAAAACTGGCGAGTTCATCATTACTGGTTATTTTTGTATTATTTGCCAAGACTAACGCAGTTCGAATTTCCCTCGTTGGCTGTTTGACAGCTTGTTTGAAATTTTCACTAACAATAAGCATCTACGCCTCTTTTCTAACTGGAATTAAACTCACTTTAAAGGGATCGAAAATTCCACGTTTTTTGTCTTTGAGCTGAACGCTATAATCGCCAGCGTAAAATTGGCCAGATTTCATTGCGTTGTATTTTGGGTCGAAATACTCTACTGTAAAAAATGGCAAATCAACCACGCGCGCAATTTTTTGAATTTCTGCCACAGTTAAAATTCCGCCAAATTCAACTTCAATTTTTGGAAAGATTCCGATCATTGTCGCGCGAATTTCGCCGGCCATATTGCGGTCTGAATTTAGCCAGAGCTTATTTCTCTGGAGTTGATAACTTTTCAAATTCGAAAAAACCTGACCGTTAATTTTAAGTAATTCACCATTTATTTGCATTTTCGAAATTCCCCTTTCGTTTGGACATAAAAAAGCGACCCACCCCAAGGGGTGAATCGCAAATGGTTCTTCTAATTTTATTATACCAAACTTTAGTATTTTTGGCAAAAAATAAGTTTAAATCATTAATAATTTAATACATCTTTGGAACTTAACAATCCGTTCACAAAATGAAAATGTGCGTATTTACCTTCATATTTACAGCGATACATTTGACTCTTACCAATAGAGCTATCAGAATCACTATATTTTTCACAAGCTTTCTTAATATCATATATATTAGATAGGTTGTCTATATTCGCACCAATTGTTATTTTTTCGTATTTTTCATTAGTTAGATACAAATTATTATTGGGTGTTTCCTTAGAAAAAGATATTTCAGCTTTACCATAATAATAAGGCTCACCATTTATCGCAATAACTTTATCAACACTTTCTGCGCCGCGATCTTGATTTGTAACCAATACTTCGATTTTATTATTTTCCTGTTTTGAAAAATCTGAAATGTTAAATGTTATAAAATACTCCAACGACTCTTTTCCTTGAGTTTCTTTTTCTGTAGTTTTATTACATTCACTCAATGGAGATTTGTGGCTGACCGTATTTTCACAGTTAATTCTAACGCTCATTTTTGCAACATTCTTAAATCCTGAGATTTTGAGCTTGTAACGATTTTTGCCAGTTTCGAGAGTTTGGTCTTTCTCTAGATTAACAGATATTCTCTGTTTTGAGACCTCGTTGCTTATCTCTTTATCTCCCTTTTTGGCCGAAGAACCTGCCCAGACTATAATAAGAAAAAATACAATAAAAACAGATATAGTCGTATATAATATAGCTTTTTTACCTGAGTTTGGCCTCGTATCTTTGTGATTCATTTTTTCCAATCCTCGACTAAATAAATTGAGCCGATGTTTAAAGTAGTATTGTTGTTCAGACAAATACGAAAGCTTCAAAATAAGCAAAAACATCAGCTCAATTTAAAAGCTTTCCGTATTTTTTGTCTGAACAATTTTATTATACAACCAAAAGCCTATCAAAATCAAGCAAAAAAGAGGCATTCGCCCCTTTTTCTCTTTAGATATCAAACACCGTTCTATTTTCAAGGAAACTTTTCGCATTGACACCATCAATAATTTTATTAACCAGCGTATCCTCGCCAACCTTAACCGTGATTTGCTGTTTTTGGTTGCGAATCGCTTCTTCGATCTTATCCATCGCAGTCTCGCGTTCTTTATCGAGTTTGCTTTGGTAATCAAGATGAGCTTTTACGGTTTGTTCAACACCATAATCTGGAGTATCTACGTCAAAATTCGTTTTCACTGTATACTCCGGAACTTCGAAATCAGTCATTTTAGTGAAAGCTTTTGAAACTGTGTTCATCTCGCTTTGTATTCCAAGCGCGAATCCTTCGCTTACAAATCCACCATAACTCTTAAACAATCTTGAAGGTGAATGAATACCAAGGAATTTTTTCACGCCTTCGACAGCCCCAGAAAACATATTCCTCATATTGTTGGCGATATTGCCGATTCCGGATTTTAAGCCTTCCCAAATATTTCTACCGATATTCGAAAAAGTTTGCCAAGCATTCGAAAATGCGTTTTTAATGTCACCCCAGCGGTCGCTAAACCACTGACCGATTCCGCCAAAGAATGATGTAATTCCATTCCAAGCGTCTGAGCCTGCTTTTTTTGCCCAGCTGATAAATTCACCAAATTTTTCACCAGCCCAGCCTGCAAATTTCCCTAATTGATCACCAGCTGTTGCAAGACTTTTTCCCATCGGCCCGAAGAATCCTTGGTCAGCACCACTTTTCGAATCACGATAAGTTTTTACAATATCTTGAGACTTTGTTTTTGTAGTATTTTCAAGTCGTGAAATATCTTCTTCACTGACTTTCACCATATTGCCGTTTTCATCTTTGTATTGCAAAACACCACTCTTTAATGCATCGATTGCATCTTTCGAATTTTTATATTTCCCTTGGATCACTGCCTGCGAAGTCGCATCAGCTAGTCTTTGCGCCAATTCCTCATCTTTTGCTTTTTTAAGCTCTTCAGTTTTGGATTTCGTGTCTTGGATCGCCTTGTTCATATTATCTTGAGAAGTTTGAACTTTTTGGTTAGCTTGTTCGAGCAGCAAACCTTTTTCATAAACCGCTTGTTGCTGCGGAGTTAAGTTTTCAAAAGCAAGTGTTCCAGATTCAATTTGCGACTTAACACTCTCAAAACTTATTCCAGTTTGTTGCTGCGCTATCGCCAATTCTTCCATCGCTCTCTTTTGAGCCTTTACTGCCTCGATTCTTTGCAAATTCGCATCAGTCTCAGAATTTCTTGCATTTTTAAGATTTTCTTCTGCTGTTTTAACACCATCAACTGCTTTTTGCAGATCTTCTTGAGCCTTCTTGAGTGCTTTAGCTCGAGCTTCACTCTCCCACATTGCAGGGTTTCCTTGTTCGAAGGCTGATTTTATCGAACCACCTAAGAATGCAAATCCTGCCGCAATACCGGCTATTGCTAAAATTAATGGATGAGCCATTACTGTGTTAAAAGCGCCAATTACCGAAGTTTTAATACTTGCACCGAGTGCAATAACCGATGCTTTTATACCTGCAATTCCTCCACCAGCAAGCACAAATGCACTTTTTACTGAACCGAGGCTCGAAACCATAGAGGCCATTGCTTGAGGACTTGAAAGCGCTAGGGCTTGCATCGTTTTGACGCCTGCATTAAATGCTGAAATTGCTTCGGCAGCTTTAATTGCTACAGTCATTCCACCGATCACAATAGTAATTTGAGTTAGGAAATCAACCAATCCTTTATCTTTTGACATTGCACGAAAAGCGTCACCAATTCCATTTAGGAAATTAACAATTCCCGATCCTATAAAACCAACCAGTGGCGCAATAAAAGCATCAATGAAGGGTCGCGAGAAATTATAAGCAGATTTCAGCATTTCGCCAAGAAATCTCGCTGCTCCACCCACAGCATTCAAAAAAGCAGGCAAGAGCTCATTTCCAGCCCAACTAATAATTGGTTTTAGATATCGCTCCCAAGCATCGCCGATAACCTCAAGAACTGGTTTTGCGGTTGCTTTAATATCATCCCAAAATCGTTTAAAAGCCGAACCGATTTTCTTGAAATCAAACATATCTGAGAAAAAGCCCTTAATCTTATTTGCAATTTCTTCAGCTTTTAATCCAATATCATCAAATGCGTTTTTAAATCCGCCTGTTGGAATTTCTGGCATGTCAAAATCAACACCACCGCCACCGCCAGAGCCAGCTCCACCGCCGCCGCCACCTGAACCTGTATCTTCAGGTGTTTTTAGCACATTCATTTCATCAAATTTAGCGAGCCCAAGCAATTCTTTTTTTAATTTTTTAGCTGAACCTGCAGCTTTATTCATTCCGCCAGCTCCACCTGAACCGCCTGCAGATTTACCGAGGTTACTCATTCCTTTTGAGGCAGAGTCTGCTGCTTTAGAAACTCCACCAAAGCCGAGTGCTCCGCCTGCTTTTTTAGTTACGCCAAACAATGAAGAGATCGCCGAAATAACATAATTCACCATCGTGCCGATAACTTTCATAAAGCCAACAATATACGGAATTGCAGCGTTAATTGCTGGTATCAAAACGCTAGACACAAAATTTGAAACACTCAAAACAACAGGCGCGAAGGCTGAGCCAAGAGTCGCAGCAACATTCGAAAGCTCTGCACGCAAAATTGCCAGTGCTCCTTCAAGTGTCATTGACTCGCGCGCAAAATTACCAGCATACTTTCCTGTTCTATCCATAAACATTTGGTAGGCAATACCAACTTTTTCGCCGGTAGTCATTTTCTCAATGTTACCTTGAATGCCTTTTTCGAGCATATAAGCAGATAACGCCGTATCGTTCATAGCAACGCCAAGATTGTCCATCATCGTGAAATTGCCTTTCGCCATTCCAGCTACGCTTTCAAGTGCAGCTTCTTGACTAATTCCCATCACGCTTGCAACATCGGCTGCACGTTGCATTGCTTTTGTGGTCATTATCATTGATTTTTGGACATCATAACCTGCACCTTGAAACAATGATCCCATTTTATTCGCTGCTGCCAAATATTGCGACATTGAAGTTCCCATTGTTTGAGCTGATTCTTTCGATTTTTGCTTTACAGCATCTGAAAACTGCCCAAAAACAGCTTCAGCACCGCCAAGGTTTTGCTCTAATGAACCAAATTCGCTAGTTGCTGCTTTTGCAACTCCAACAACAGCACTAAAAGCACCCTTTAAAGCTCCGAGCGCTAATTGTGCTTTTAGAAACCCACCAGTAATTGATTCCCCTGAGCCTCTTGCAGATTGACTAACTTGTGCGAGATTCTCACGCACTTTTGCAATTTCGCTTTGGAATTTTGAACTGTTGGCTGAAATTAAAACCTGCAGTTCATCGATTGTGGTTTTACTCATAAACCTCCATATAGCCGCGCAATCTGATCTAATGCTTCAATTGTCACAGGCTTCATTTTTTTCGTTCTATGCGCGTTTTTTGCCACAATTGGCTTACGCGGATAATGTTTCGGATCATTAACAGCAAAACTGATATATCGCCCAAGGATGTGATTTAACGCATCTGCTCGTTCAATTTCAGCTTTTTGTTTAGAATTAAACCCCGCAACACAGTTTCGAAACTCGGCGGGGTTTAGATTCCAATATTCGTCAATTTTTAACCCTATTTCGAAGGCTCTTGATTCGTTATCTCGCCAGCTTTGGCTGAAATTTTTTCTTCGATTTCTTTGAAGTGTTCTTCCATTCGTTTGCGAGCCTCCTTCAGATTGATTCGAGCGCTCTGAGGTAAAAAACCGCATTCACTCAATCTTTCCATAATTTTCAAAATAACTTCTTCAAAACCGTATTTATCTAAAGCATCAGCGGCTTCATCTTCAGTCATTCCGCCTGCTATCATAATATCGGCAAGGTTGGAAAAACCTGCAAAATTGTCCAATATTTCCAGAAAATTCAAGCCAGTTTCTCTTTCCATTTTTATAATATTTTTCGCTTTAAATTCAAGATTATTCATAGAGTTTCCTTGTTTAATTTAATAATTTCAAAGTGGGGCGAATTTCAACGCCCCTATAGTTTAGGATTTTTTCACTCGAGTGAACATTCCATTAATTGAAAGTGTTGCAGAATATGTGTTAAATCCGTCGACAGTTCGTTCACCAACAGCAAATTTTGTTAGAGAAGCATCGAATTTATAAACTGCGCCGCCATCTTCTGTTGTGCGAATTTCGAATTTTCGAACTTCACCAGCTTCAAACAACGTCATTACTTTCTCGACATCAGCATAATCTTCAATATTTCCTTCAATATCGAGATCGCCAACTTCCACTGCTCCTGGAATATAGCGTTTTCCAGAAATATCGGCAAGTGTTGAAACATCGATTTTCTCACGTTCAGCGCTAAGTTCGCCAATGCTGGTCAAGCCACCAAAATTAATGTCTACTGTAGCACCAGCTTTTGCCATAACGACAAGCTCTGCACCAATTGAACGAGTGGCATTTTTCCTATCAGCCATATAATCTCCTTATTTTTTACTATTAAATCTGTTATTTATATGAAAAATACTTGAGTCTGGATTTGGAACATCACTTGAGAACTCAAGATAATAACCAATCTCACGCATTTTCTTTTCGATCTCTGAAAGAAGTTTTGAGGCTTCCTTCGAGCTATTCGCCCAAATATCAACTGTTGCGATTATTTCTTGAGCAGAAATTTCACCTTTCAGTCCATATTGTGGCGAGTTATCATCAATTCGAAAAGTTAAGGCTGGAAGTTTCTTGAAAATATTTTGTCCACTCAATGAGACTGCAATGCCAGTTTCTTTAAGCTTTTCGAAAATTTCTTGTTTTGGTAGAAACATCATTTCACTGCCTTCCTAACTTCTTCTCTGATTATTTTGATTGAATTGTTTCGGTTTTCCCTCAATGCTGGCCATAGAAACGGCTGAGCCTTATTTCCACGCCAGTCCGACCGATAGCTAACTTCAACTTCTGTATTAGTGTTTGTGGACTGTCCTCTCGATCCAGTTCCAAACTCAACATAAGGCGCATATTCAAGATTGGTAGAAACCGTAGCGGTCACATTTTCTCCTTGAATTTTAGCCTTATCAGCTCTAATCGATTGCCGAAGCGCTCCACTATCAACGGGCGCTTTGTTTTTAGCTGAACCTTGAACCAGCATTGCTGCTTTCGAAACTCCAGCAGCTAAAGCATCATTGACCGAATTGAGGTTTCTGCTATTAATTATTGAAGTTGAAACCGAAACCCTCATAGGATTTTTCCTAAAATCAAGGTGTGTGAATCGAATCGTTTAACTTCAACTGTTTCGAAATCTCGCCCATCAATTCGCATTTTATCGCCAATTTCAATTTTTACAGAGGTTTCAGCTGTGATTGCGACACTGGCGTTTAATTTAGCACCTAACTCCTCAAAAACCTTACCAAGCTCCGAATAATTCACATTCGCCTTGAATTCGCTTTTTTTAGAGGTAGATTCAACCAATCCGCCTTCTTCGTCATAATCTTTACGAACTTCGAAAACCTCAACTGTTTTGTCGTAAAATGTGCTTTTGATCGCCTTTTTAGCGCTATCTGGAAACAACATTTATCCTCCGATATGGTTTTAGAATCTCAACATAGCCGTCGAAAATTTCACTATCTTTAGCCGTTACAAAATAGCTTTGCGCAGCGTTCTGATAACTGATACTCTGGCCATTGTCGCTCAGGCTTGAGATTGCTCGTTCGGCGGTTCGATTCGCAGCACTTTCGAATTTAATAAAATTGCCACAGGTCATATTCGCGAGAATCCTAACTAATCGACGATCGAAATTAGCTTTTTCTGGAAGATTCAAGTATAACGAGACACGGTCGCAAATTTCGCCGACGGCAAACTTTAATAACTTTTCATCTTCAAAATTAGCAATTTCTTTCGCTTTAGCTATAACTTCTACTTCGAATTCTTCCTGTGGCATTTTATTATTCCTCAACTTTTTCGGTCTTTTTAGGCTTTTCTACTGCCTCAAGAGGTTTTCCGCTTTCATCACATGGCGTGTATTCCTCTGGGCGAGCCTGATATTGTTCAACTATGCCTGATGCCTCTTCGCCAGAACCAACTTTTACTGATTCTGGCACTCCAACGACAAGACCTGTTGAATTAACGAGAAAATACTTCATTTTTCCTCCTTTTAGGTTAATATTAAGCTAAATCAGCATAGAACACGAGATCTGGCTCAACGGCTTTTGTTCCTTGAGTAAAGAAGAGTGAAGCTTCAACAGAGTTTGAAAATGGCACTTTTTGTGGATCAAAATCAAACACATTCACATCTTGAGCGATTGCTCCTTCGTGCATTGCAATGATTGCTTTTGTTTGGCGGTGATTTGAGAAAATTCGAACCTGACCGTTAAACAAAACATCAACTTCACCAGTAATCTCGTTTTTAACCTTATTTAGGTAGTTTGCGAGTTTACCGTAAATTGCTGGAGTTACTGTTAAAACAATTTGGCTTCGATCTACACCGTCAACCCAGTCATTCTTGACAGTTTCAACTGTTTGAATAACTTTTTCGAGCACTTCCTCGATTGGCATTGCTGAAGTCAAGCTCTGAATCTCTGTTCCTGATTTAACAGCTTCAGCAAAGAATGCTGTATCAAGATAGCGAGCTAGTGAACTTGCTTGCGAGTTCTTTCGGCGTGTGATAAGGTCGGCAATACCAAACTGTTTAATATCAGTATTGTCATATTCCTCAACGATTTCTTGGCGGTCATCAATATTGTTGATAACACGTCCAGTATTGCGAACTGGTTCACCTTTGCTATCTTTACGTGCTGAGCCATAATTTTTCGCAACAGCGTTTTTCAAGCGGTCGTAAGCTACTGATCCAGCGCTTGGGTTTCCAATTCCAAAAGTATTTTTAATTTTAGTTGAAACTGTTCCTTTTATTACAGCTTCGATGATTTGGCCTTTAATTTCAGCCAATTTTGCCTTTGTTTCGGCATTGTCGGAATAGATATTATGTGCATTTGCTGCCATAAAATCCCTTTCTTTTCTTGAGTCTGATTAGAACGAACTTACACCATTGCTTTGTGTGTAATTTGATGTCGCTCCTTGTGAGTTGTTTTCACCAACATCTTCTGGAGTTTTTCCAGCAAGTTTAGCTTTCACGCCTTTTTCAAGAGCGGAATTCCAAACTTTCGAAAGTCCTTCGATGTTCGAATTCATTTTTTCTGCGTCAGCATCGACAACATAATTCACGAATTCTGATGGAATTTCTTTCGCAGCAAGTTTTTCGGCGGCTTCAGTCCTGCGTTCTCGCATTGTGATTTTTCTTTCGCGTTCTTCGAGCTCGCTGATTTTCGCTTTTTGAGCTTCCGCAGCACGCTCTTCATCGCTAAGCTTTGCCTTTCGTTCCCATTCTTTCTGGGCTTCGGCAAGCCGCTTCTCGAATTTAGCCTCATCTTTGGCGCTTTTTTCGTTCAAGCGCTTCGACATGATTTCATTCACTTCATCTTGCGTGAAAGTTTTCGGTTCATCACCCTGTTGATTCTGGTTTATACCGTTTTCGCCAGCAGGTTTTGTTGAATCAGGATTGTTCTCCATATTCTCCTTTCGATTTTACGCTTCTCAGCTTGATATTCCGCCCCAAGCACGACTTTTGGCTTGGGCTTTCTGTGTTTTTCGCAAAAAGAAAAACGACTCTCAGCTTAATGCTAAAAGTCGCAAATGGTTCTGATAATATTATAGCATAATGTTTATTCTTATGCAATATTTTTAATAACGGACATTGTTTTCAAGATTTTCTCGCTCTTCGATCATTCGTTTTTGAATATATTCTGGGGCGTTATAGAAAAATGGTTTGCCATTTTCTATCGATTTACGAGCAGCCTCAACGCAATCTTTGATGTGTTGTTCATCTCCACCAATCACTAGAAAAGCAGGCTCTCCAAAATCGTCAAATATTTTGAATTTTCGCGCATATTCATCTAAGACTTCGTCGCTATACCACAAACCATAAACTCCAACTGTGTCTTCGTGGGTAAATTCATATTTTGTTTTCATTATAGTTTTGAAATCCTTTCTAATAATTCGTTAAACATACTAAAGCTTTCCGGCAAATATTTTTCATAAAGCTCGATTTCCTTTTTGTCGTCTCGAGCAGTTGCTGAAAACATTTCGGCAAAAGCTTCTGAACCGAGAAAACGCTTTTTATGATTTTCAATTTGCTCCTTACTTAATTTTACACCTCTTATCGTTTTTCTGCCATCCCAATATTTCTGCTCATGACCCATTCCGAAGACTCTTAACCCGTTACTAAACGCAGCACCACCATATAAATCAAAAATACTTGCTAAATCATTTTTTGAATAACCATTTTCAAGTTCGTTTTTAAGTTCAATAGATAGATTATGCCGTCTATAAGCTAAACTTCTTCCTTCTTTAGTTTTTAGATATCTATTTGCTTCATCAAAAATAGTTTCGCCGAGAGTTTTACCATTAGAAAGTTCAAACTTACCAGTAGCTCCATAAAATGAACCACGCCCTGCTCGATGATCGAAACCGTGACCATATTCGTGTAGAAAAACCTCAAATGGTTTTCTTATATCTCTTGGATTTCCAGTTGAACCATCGAATATACCAGCTATACGAACACTTACCTTATTTCCAAGCACACTAAAATTATCATTCCCAAGCGGTGAATCTTTAAAAGATAGCTCGCTTGAAAACTTAGCCCAAATAGAACGATGAGTTTCCGGCATTGCGTTTAGTTTTCTGACGACCTTTTCTCTAATATCATCAGTTTTCAATGCTTCATTGAGCGAATCTTCAAGTTTTAAGCTCTTAATATCAGAATTATTAACTTTTTTAGTTGGTGGTTTTTTAATTTTAACTTCAATCTTATTATCTGCTGGTGAAATGGTCGGCGCTGAAACTGGTTCGGCTTTCGATATTTCACTAACTTTTGCCCATTTTTCATAGCTCATATTTGGTGTCTCGTAATTCTCGCCCGTTTTTGGATTTCTGGCGATTCTGGTTTCTGGTTCAAACTCTTCACCAAAATATGCGGCTGTTGTCGTGCGGCAAAGTGGGTGAAAAGGCGGAAAGTTTACACCTTGCTTGGCTTCACTGATTTTAAAAACTTTATGGTCTTTATGCTGGCAAATATCGCTAGTGCGGTTGTCTAGTGTTGCAATAATGCGGTATTTTTCAACTCCTAGCTCTTGGTAGGCTCGTAGTTCTGCCGAATTATGATAAAAAGCAGATTCAGTGCGAACGAGTCGTTCAGCATAAAATCGCCCAACATCAAAGCGTTCACGAACTTCACGGATCGTTTTCTCAGGACTCTGCCCAATTGCTACGGCTGTAGCTATTTTTGAATTGATTTGTTCAGCCAAAATGTCAGTATTTGCCCAGATACGGTTCGAAAAATGCTTTCCTTCAATTTTATAGTTCAAAATTTCCTGCACAGTTCGTGAATCTAATTTTGAAAAGGTCAAAAGTGAACCAAACTGTTTTTCGGTGTCAAAGATTGCTTGATTATACGAATTATTAATTGTGTTTATAACCGAATTAGCCGTGAGATTATTCTGTTCAATTCCAGCCTTTTTTAGTTCTGCCCAAATCTGGTTATTGAGCATTTCTAATCTTGTCATTCTGAAATCGTAATTCTCCGGCAAATATTGATTCAAGCCGAGTCGCTCCATTTCGGCTTTAAACCTTGCTATATTTCCGTTTGGTTCAATCCCTTGCAGCGCGAATTTATCGAAAGTTTTATCGTTGCGGTAATAGTTAGCATATAATTTCTTAATTTCACGAATCGTTCGAATTTCAGCATCAGTGTAAGCGTTTTTTATGCGGTGAATATAGCTCAAAGATTGTTGTTCTTGGTTTTCGAAACGGGCAGCGGCACGGTTTTGCCAATAGTCTACGGATCTAGTCTCGTTTTTTTCTCTATCTTTCATAAAAATCTTTCGAAATATATAAAATATAGATACTTTATATAAAGACTATCTATATTTTATATATATTTTCCGCTCTATTCTTCTACTCTTTCATTCTGATCTGCAATTTCAGCATTATTCATTGTTTTGTCTGCTTTATTTTTCTCATTCAGCGCAAGATTCACTGTTTCTTTAGCATCTCGCACAAATGATAGCTGACTGACAAGTGTTTCGCGATCCACAAGTCCGTTAAGATTGTTAATGATTTGGCTAGTTTCAAGGTCATTTTGTGGCAAAGCTCGTTTGAAGATTACATCAATATCTTCGGTTGAAATCTTAGCCATCTTTGAACCTTTTTCAAGAAAAGTGTTATAAATTCGGAATCGTTCGAGCAAACTTCGTTCGAAATATCGCTCTTTATCTTTGATATGTTGTTCGAAGTCAAGGAGCTTATAGAGAATCGCTACGCCGCTCGAGTTTCCGGCAAAGTTTTCATCGCTCATATCCGGTGTCATTGAAATCTTATGGATATCAGCTGCAATAGTTTTTCGAAGAACGTCAGCATCAGCCTCATCAATAGATTTCACGATATACTCAATTTTGGCGTCTTGTGGAATGTTTGCAACCATTCGGCTGTCTTTAAGCATTGCTTGCTGTTCTGGGGTGAAATCTGTGCCATAAAACGCAAGTAACGCATCAACCAGTCGTTCACGATCAATTATGCGATCAGATTGAAGAATATTATAAGCATCAATCAATGGTAATACCGGTTCTGAATCACCCATTCGGTCTGAACCGTTCAAATATTCAACAATCGGCACTTCACCAAATCTATGCTCGGTTCTAATATCTTTACCTGTTTCTGGGTCACTTTCAAAATTAAGTGTTCCGCCCTTCAAAGTGCCTTCTTGTGTGTATTCTGGCGTTAAAATTGTAATTTGGTATGAATCTCTTTCGATTTTTCCGCGCGCATTGATAATTTCTTCATAAACTATAGCGAACATCTTTTTATGTTCAACTGTCGTGTCGTGAACTAAAATTATATTTCGTGGGTCGATTTTCACACTTCGAACTTCTGATTCTTCGTTAGCGTAAATTCGCTCATAAGCAACGCCATAAATGCTTGCATGTGTTGCGAGTTCGACATCAAGATTTGAAATTGCTTGTTTACGATATGAGTTATTCAAGTTCTCAATGTTTATTTCTTCACTCGAAAGATAATTAACTGGTGATCCGAGTAAATAACCAACATTAATTTTAGTAATATATCGTGCAAAATTAGTGATTGCGAGCAGCTTATTTGGCGTTTCGCGTAATGTTACAGGTTTATTAGCATAATAATCAGCAAGAATCTTAAATTTAGCTCGGTCTTGCTTGCGTTTGTCGCTTTCGATTAGGTTTTTTATCAATTTTCCTGTTATTTCTGTATTTTTTGGTAAGCAATAAAATTTTTCCATATTTCCTCCTTTTTAGAAAATTAGTGAGCTTGTGCCTGTCGATCCTCGATTTGAATTTGTGATAATAATTGGCTCAGCTCTAGCGGTGCATTGTTCAAAGATTCCAGCCAGAATATCACACATGTCATCGTGGGCGTTTTTGCCTTTGCGTTGATATCTCAGAACTTCATTAGCAGCCTCTGGCCATTTCTTCTGCCAATTCGGCGGCATAAATAAATGGTTTTGTAGCCACGCGCTCGATGATAGAATACGACTTTCCTTATTTTTGGTTTGAGTGGGTGTTTTAATAACTACTTTCGAATTTCCATTTTCTTCAAGAATTCTCTTCACGTTACGCGCAAAACCGCGACCGCCGTTGTTACTTTCAATCCTAGCAACGCTCACATCGCCAGAATCTAACATTTCAGCAACGGCTTTCTCAGTAAATTCCATTGGCTTGTCGGTATAAGTTATGTCAGTTATATAAACATCCTGACCGTGCTTAACATAGTTCGCGCTAGCAAGGAAGTCAGCACCTTTGTCGGCCGTGTCGGTGATATTTTCAACAATTCCTTCAGGCAGTTCATCCCACTCCATAAATGGCTTAAATAATCGCCCAGCGACATCGATTGGTTTTTGATTATAGTTCGCCTCCACAATATCCATATTCATCGCTCGAGTCTTTTTCTTAAAAGTCTCATAGTTCAGAATATCATTGCACAGCATTTTCAGTTTACCTTTTGGATTTTTTGTCACAGCACGATATTCAATCACTCGTGGCTTAAACTCTTCGATAAATCGCCCAGCGAGATCACCCGTTGCCCAGCGTGTCATCACAAGGATTATTTTCCAATCATTACCCTCAACACGCGAGAACATCGTATTATTAAACCAATCCCAATGTTCATCGAGCACACGTTCGTTGTAGGCCTCCTGCGAGCTTTTGATAACGTCATCGATAATGAGAAAATTCGCACCAAATCCTGTTGCTGTTCCCTTTGGACTGGTAGCGAGATAGTTTGGCTCACTCGATCCCTCTAAGCTCCACATTGAAGCAGCAGCCTCACCATACTTTACGCGAGTTTCTGGGAAGATGTCAGAATAAATAATATTCGAACCAGCTTTTTCAGTTTGAATCATATTTCGCACGTTTCTTGCAAAAATTCCAGAAACCGTATCGTTATATGATCCTGTCATAACTTTCGCTTTTGGATTCTTTCCGAATAACCAAGCAGTTAAGTTTTGAGCAGTCAATGATTTACCATGTCGTGGTGGTGCATTAATCACAAGCGTTTGCTTGTCGCTTTCAATAAACTCTTGAATCTGTTTACAAAAATCTTTCAGGTATTTACGTTCTTCCTTATAAAAATTCGGGTGCATTAATTTGCAAAATTCAAATAAATCAATTCTCGCAAGCTCAAGCTTAAGCTCTCTTTGAACTTCTGGATTTTCGAGTAGTGCTTTGTTCATTTTTTAATGCCTTTCGAATTTCTGCTGCAGTTAAACCTTCGAATGGTCGTGGATTTGTTTTTTGTTCCACCTCCATTTGAATTCCTTGTTTTGCCTTTCCCTCGGTTCGGTCTGTGATCTCAATCGTATTATAGAGTCCAGCCTTTTCACTATTTCTTGCATCATAGACTCGCCTAAATGCTACTTCTTGAGCCATAGTTCGCTGATCATCTGGGTGATCGATTGCCCATTGGTTAAATTCCTTCACGGTTAAACTCAAAAAATAGTGATATTGATAAGAAATACTATCTTCTGGTTTCCATCTTCCACGATTATTCGGAATATTTCCTTCTGGCTGTCCGAATCTGCGGTTTAGTGGCGGTTTTCCTCTACCAACAACATAGTCTTTTTTTGGCTCAGTTTTCTTTTTGGTTGTTGCCACGTATTTCCTCCTTCTAATTATTTTTCGATTTTTCTCCTACTTCTATTGGTTGAACGTTCATAATGAAGATTGTTAGCAATTAAATCACCAATCGTTTTTTCTTTCAAAAAACCTCGACTTCCAAGGAGAATAATTTTCGGCTTCCGAATTATACTGTTCTTCGAGGAATATTCACCATCAATTTGAAGTTCAGCTAAAATCCGGCGGTTCGCTTCATTAAATAGAAAAACCTTATTCCTCCGCTCACGGAACCAAAGCTCAGAATTTAATCCACATTCCTTTAAAATATCATTTGCTGCAAATAGCGCTTGCTTAATAAGCTTTTCTCGCTCGAAAATTTCAGCTCCAATCGCTCTTGTGCTTAATATTCTTGTTGTTGCGATGTTTTCTAGTTCTGTTATTGGGATATTTTTTATCATAGAATCTCCAGTTAAATTTATTTTTTCCCACCAAAAAAGCGGACACTGAATTATCAGTATCCGCAAATGGTTCGTAACTTTATTATACTATTTTTTGCTACTTTTAGCAATTTTCGAAAAGCTAAATATTGACAAAATTCAAGTTGTTTGTTATAATGAGAAGGATTTAATTTTGAAAAATCATAAAAACCCCAACAAAAGTCTCAATTTTATTAGTTTAATATTGGGGCTTTTTGTTTTGTCTCAATAATAAAATGGAGATATCTATGATTTTTAAACTTGATGAAAAAAGGAAAAATACAATGAGAGAACGGCTTGGTGAGGCGTGTCAATTTATTGATGACGAACGCTATTTGCCGATGTTTCGGAATAGACAAAAACGATTCCCTGAGGAATTTGAAAAAAGTATTGAACTTGCCAAGAAAATTAAAAACGGCGCGAGTAAATATTTTGCTCATATTTGGAGTTCTAAAAATATAAATAAATCACTTGAAATTTTACGTAGCATCATTAATCGTGCTAAATCTTTGCTTGCAAAAATTCGTTTTGAGAAGAAACAGCTAGCTAGAATTAGTAAATCTCAGAAAAGTGCAAATATTCCTTTACGTGAAAGATATCTGGAGCTTAAAAATGCTAAATTAGCTCATAGCTCACTATTGTAATTTAAATTTATTTTTTATTGGAATTTGGGGTTTCTAACCCTTTCTTTCTTGCGTTTTATTGAAAATATTAAAACATAATATTTTTTATTGTAAAATAGTAAAAAATATTAAATATATAATGTCAAATAAAATGTTTGTGTTTTTCGGAAAAATGGAGCTCGCAATGAAATAATTTCGTAAAAATTTACTAAAAAATAAGCCGAAATGGTTTATATAAAATGTTGATTTAATTTATTTATTTTTTATATAAAGGAGATTTAGATTTATGTTTGAAGATTACTCGCCTGCCGAAAAACAGGTTTATCAATACATTGAATGGTGTCAATTTATTGCTAATTTTACCGAAGCAACCATTAGGAGTAAACGTTCATATTGCTGGAGTTTTATTGAAAAAATGAACATTCATGATATTAAAGAGATTACGGAAAATGAAGTTAACGAATGGGTGCGCTGTCGTCTTTCTGGAGATAAGGGCTTTTCAAAAATATCAGTAAACGCTTTGAGGTCTGAGAAAATTCAGATAATGGCTTTTCTTAAATGGGTTCATAATACACAGGGTGGCACTAAAATTCGCTTTCCATATATAGTTAATCCAAAACCCGAACCTGTTAATCGTAAATTCTATAATAGTTCAGAAATAGATGACATGATTAATAGGTGCAAAAGATTACAAACTAAAATGATAATTTCGCTCGCTTTTGATACTGGACTTCGCCGAATTGAGATAGTGAATATTAAATTCTCTGACATCGTAGGAAATCAAATTAAAACTATTGGTAAAGGTCGAAAACTTGGATTTGTTTATTTTTCAAATAGAACTAAAAAATTAATTGAAGAATTTTCAAAAACTAACGAGTCAGGAGAAATATACTTGCTAAAAAGACGTGAAGAATGTAGAGCGGAATCTTGCGCTTCTGTCATGACGGAGCGATTAAAACGTGAATTATCTAAAATAGGATACCCTAACTTTCAGATTCATGAACTTCGTCATTCTTTCGCTACCGATTTGCAGAAAAAAGGTGCAAGGATTGAAGAAATTCAAAAATTGATGAGGCACGGAGACCCAGCTGTTACTCAGCGATATCTTCATGGACTTGATGGTGTTTTAGGTGATGTCTGGGCTAAATATAAAGGTTAA